AGAGCGAACTAGTTCGCTTGTCAGGCGATCTCGTCGGCGAGTATGAAGCTGATGTCTCTAGTCGCAAGGACTGGATACAGACATATGTAGATGGGCTTGAGTTGTTGGGTATGAAGCTCGAAGAGCGTATGGAGCCTTGGCCCGGCGCTTGCGGAGTATTTCACCCAATCTTGAGTGAGTCCGTTGTTAAGTTCCAAGCTGAGACCATGATGTCTACGTTCCCAGCAGCAGGCCCAGTCAAGACTCAGATTATCGGCAAAGAAACACCTGAGAAGAAAAAAGCTGCTGAGCGTGTTCAGGTAGATATGAACTACCAGCTTACAGACGTGATGAAAGAATTCCGCCCCGAGCATGAGCGCATGTTGTGGGGCTTGGGTCTGGCGGGCAATGCGTTCAAGAAGGTGTACTTTGATCCTAGCTTGGATCGTCAGGTGTCAATGTATGTGCCAGCAGAGGACGTAGTTGTGCCTTATGGCGCTTCGAGTTTGGACTCAGCAGAGCGCGTGACACATGTTATGCGCAAAACATCTAACGAGCTTAAGCGTTTACAGCATGAAGGTTTTTACCGAAATATTGACTTGGGTGATCCAGTCAATGTCATGGACGAAGTAGAGAAGAAGATTGCTGAGAAGCTGGGCTTCAGAGCATCAGAAGATGATCGCTTCAAGCTCTTGGAGATGCAGGTCGAGATGGACTTGCCCGGGCATGAGCATAAGGATGAGGACGGAGAAGAGACAGGGATTGCCTTGCCTTACATCGTCACTATCGAGAAGAGTTCAGGCGAAGTTTTAGCGATTCGTAGAAATTGGAGACCAGAAGATGAACAGTGTCATAAGCGTACTCACTTTGTGCATTACGGCTATATTCCGGGCTTTGGATTCTATTGTTTCGGTCTCATTCATCTTATTGGTGCTTTTGCCAAGTCTGGTACTTCTATTCTCCGTCAGCTTGTTGATGCTGGCACTTTATCGAATCTACCGGGTGGTTTTAAAACACGAGGACTTCGTACCAAAGGCGACGACACCCCAATAAGTCCCGGAGAGTTTCGGGACATGGACGTCCCAAGTGGCACGATCCGCGACAACATCATGGCGTTGCCGTACAAAGAACCGAGTCAGGTTCTGGCGGCGTTGCTCCAGACAATCATTGATGAAGGCCGTAAGTTTGCGGGTACTGTTGACTTGCAGATCTCCGACATGTCGGCTCAGTCCCCTGTTGGTACAACGCTTGCGATCCTTGAGCGGCAGTTGAAGACCATGAGTGCGATTCAAGCTCGTATTCATTACTCGATGAAGCAAGAGTTCAAGCTCTTGAAAGATATCATCCGCGACTACACCCCGCCTGATTACAGCTATGAGCCAGAAGAGGGTGACCGTCACGCTAAACAGAGTGATTATGACTACGTGGAAGTGATTCCAGTCAGCGATCCTAATGCAGCAACGATGGCCCAAAAGGTTATCCAGTATCAGGCGGCATTACAGTTGGCGCAAACCGCGCCACAACTGTATGACTTACCCCAGCTTCATAGACAGATGCTGGATGTTATCGGTATCAAGAACTACCAGAAGCTTGTGCCGATTGCAGAAGATATGAAGCCTCGTGACCCAGTTACAGAGAACATGAACATTCTCTCTAACAAGCCGGTCAAAGCGTTCTTGTATCAAGACCATCAGGCTCATATTGCTGTTCACATGGCGGCGATGCAGGATCCAAAAGTACAAAGCATCGTGGGTATGAATCCTCAGATGGCTCAGCAGTTACAAGCTGCAATGATGGCTCACGTATTCGAGCACTTGGGTATGGAGTATCGTAAGCAAGTTGAGATGACTATGGGCCAGACCTTACCTCCATATGAAGAGGAGAAGGACGAAGAACAAATGTCTCCTGAGATGGAGGTTCAAGTTTCTAAGATGGCGGCTCAAGCATCTCAGCGACTTCTACAACAGAATCAGCAAGAAGCTCAACAGCAGAAGAACCAACAAATGCAGCAAGATCCGCTCATCCAGATGCAACAGCAAGAATTGCAGATCAAGCAGCAAGACCTGCAACGCAAGTCTCAGAAAGACATGGCTGATATACAAGCGAAGATGGCTCAGATCCAAGTTGAACTCAAGCGTATTGAGGCCAATCAAGAGACAGAGGGAGCCAAGCTTGCACTACAACATCAAAACAATGAGAACCAACGACAGACCCGGCAAGAAGAGCAAGGGTTCCGTATGGGCATTGAGATGACTAAACATAGAGAGCAGTTGAGTCAACAAAAGCAAAAGACACCAACAAAAAAGGATGAATGATGTCCTACGAAGTAAAAAAAGCATTGGACTTAATGGTTCAAAGAATCGACGAAAAAGTCAAACAACTCGAAGAGGCCTTAGGAGCGAAATCTGCTAAGACTTACGACGAGTACTGCGGGATGTGTGGGGAAATTACAGGTCTGCTCACCGCTCGTAGATACATCACAGACCTGACGAAGAAAGCGGAGAATTTTGATGAGTGAAACCTTAGATCTTGGATTGGCAGTCGATTTATCGGCAATCATGCACAAGAAAGATGAAGAAAAGGCAACTCAACTGCCGAAGCCTGCGGGCTACAAAATCCTGTGCGCAATCCCCGAACAGGAGAAAGAGTATGAGGGTGATATCGGGATCATCAAAGCAGACGAGACCTTGCGATACGACGAACTGCTCACTACAGTTTTGTTTGTTGTTGACCTCGGCCCAGACTGCTATATGGACAAGGCAAAGTTTCCCACTGGGCCTTGGTGTCAAAAAGGTGATTTTGTGTTGACTAGACCCAACGCAGGCTCACGTTTACTCATCCACGGACGAGAATTCCGCATCATTAACGACGACTCAGTCGAAGGTGTTGTAGAAGACCCCCGTGGCATCAAACGCAAATAAGGAGCGTACATGTCAAGATTTGGTGGTGAATACAAGTTCCCTGATGAACTTGAAGACGATAAAGCCCAAGAGGTAGATATCCAGATTGAGGGAGATGATGACGTCGAAGTAAAAGTCGTCGATGACACCCCCCAAGAGGATCAATTTGCAACACCTCCTTTGGATGAAAACACACAGCAAGAACTAGAGAAGGCTGATGAGTCCGAGGAGTACACAAAGAACGTAAAAGTCAAGTTCAAGCAATATAAAAAGGCTTGGCATGATGAACGTCGAGCAAAAGAAGCTGCTTTCCGTGAACAACAGGAAGCGCTAACAGTCGCTGAACGCATTCTAGACGAGAATAAAAGACTCAAGTCTATGTTGCAAACTGGCGAGAAAGAATTAATTTCCACGTATCAAAGTTCTGCGGAGATGGAAGTTGACAAAGCTGAACGGAACTACAAGGAGGCTTATGACTCCGGTGATTCTGACAAGCTTTTGGCTGCGCAAAAGGAGTTAGTTCGGGCAGAAATGAAGCTTGATAAAGCAAAAAATTTCAGGCCCACTGTACAAGTTGATGAAAATCGTGTACAAACTACCCAAACTAACCAACCTGCTAGTCAGCAGATGGATCCTAAGGTCGCTAACTGGGTCTCGAACAACCCATGGTTTGTAGACCGAAACAAGTTGGCGATGCGCAAATTTGCTGAAGGAGTCCACGAAGAACTTGCAGAACGGTACGGACGTGGATACATAGGTACTGACGAATATTACGGCAGTATCGATAAAGAAGTCAGACGCAGATTCCCAGAGGAGTTTTCGGCTACTACAAACAACGATGAGGATAAACCTCAACGTACAAAACCAAGCACAGTCGTTGCACCTGCTAGACGTAGTACCGCCCCTAAACAGGTCGTGCTAACAAAGACACAAGTTGCCTTGGCTAAAAAATTGAAGTTAACCAACGAGCAGTACGCTCGTGAAGCAATGAAATTGGAGGCCTAAGATGGCAACAGACGTAAAAGTAGCAGAAAGCAGATTGTCGCGTGAAATGCAGAGCAGAGCAACGCAAGAACGCCCTAAAAAGTGGCAGCAAGCGGAACTCCTTCCTGAGCCTGATAAACAGCCGGGATATGCG